TGCTCCGGGGCTTTTTTGGTGTCATCATGCAAATCGAAAAAGTCAAAATAAAAGATCTGGTGGAATACAAGGGAAACGCAAAATTGCACCCGCAAGAGCAGATCGACAAGATCAAAAAATCGATTCAAGAATTTGGAAACAATGATCCGATCGCGATTGATGAAAATAATATCATCATCGAAGGCCACGGACGCTTGCAAGCGCTCAAGCAACTCGGGTACACGGAAGCGGAAGTCATTCGCTTGTCTCACTTATCAGAGGATCAAAAGAAAGCCTATATCTTGGTACATAACAAGCTAAATATGGACACGGGCTTTGATACCGAAATGTTAAGAGATGAGCTGGACGAGATCTTCAGTGTGGACATGGCAGATTTTGGCTTTGACTTGCCAAAAGAGGATCTTGGCTTTGATTTTAAACCAGAGGAGTCAGAGGAAGAGGAAGAGAAAGAATTTCACAGAGAAACAACAATAAATCAATATAATCTCGACTTATTCGATCCAGCAAAGACCGAAGGGCGGTTTGAAATGCCCGTGCTTGATCCAGTGGATCACGTCCCGGAACGCTTGCAAGGCTTTAATTACGTGTTAAACAAGCCAGATCATGGCGCGGGAGTACATTTCTTTCTTGACGATTATCAGTTCGAGAGGATATGGCAACGGCCAGAATATTATATCGAAAAGCTAGGCGAGTTCGATTGCGTACTCACGCCAGACTTTAGCTTATATCTCGATATGCCGGTCGCTATGCAAGTTTGGAACGTGTACCGCTCGCGGTTGATTGGGCAGATTATGCAGAGATACGGCTATACGGTTATTCCTACGGTATCATGGGCGTATTCGGATAGCTTTTCTTTTTGTTTTGATGGATTGCCGGAAGGCGCTACACTTGCGATCAGCACAATCGGGGTCAAACAGAACGAAGAACAATTTGAAATATGGCGTGATGGTATGGACGTTATGATTGAGTTATTGAAGCCGAAAAGATTGATCGTGTACGGTGGCGCGGTTGAGTATGATTATGGAGATATCGAAGTACACTATTTAGAAAATGAAACAACAGAGAGGTTGAAACATGGGCGGTAGAGGAGCAAGCTCCGGAAAAGGAAAAAAATCTGGTGGCGGAGGCGTAAAGGCCGAAGCAATACAAACTGAAGCAAAACAACAAGAACAAACGAAGCCTTTTTTATTCAATAGGATCGACGAAATAAAAAAATTCGGTGATAGAGAATATAAATTAAAGAACGTTCCGAGAGGCGCGAAAGGTTTTTTGACAATGTTTCAAAAGAACGCTGCAAAACTTGGCTCTACGTTTGGATTGAATGAAGAATTTGTCATCGCTAAATATGCGACGAAAAAAGGCTATAAAAACTTAGATAAAAAAACAAAAGGGGAAATAAAGGCGATTATAAAAGATTACTCGAAAAAACAGAATCCCCGTCTATACGAGAAAATGAAAAAAGAAAATTTTGACTGGTATAAGTACGAGTAAATAAATCAAAAGTAAGGAAGTGAGGCGATGGCCGGGATTGATAACTTAATACCAAACGAGCAACGAACACCCGAAGAACGCCGAAGAAATGCCCGAAAAGCTGGTATCGCCTCGGGCAAGGCCAGACGAGAAAAAGCGGACCTAAAAAAGAAAGTCAATCAAATTTTGGAGATGGACGTCTTTAGTCCGCAACTAAAAGAAATGCTCGAAGAGAAGGGCTTGAGCGCGACGAATCAGACAGCAATTGCGACGGTGCTTTTGCAAAAGGCACTTAAAGGCGATATGCGAGCAATCGAGCTTCTAGCTAAAATGAACGGCAATGAGGGCACGAAAGACGCTCTCGATAAGAAAGAGCAGAAAGAACGCGTTAAAGCAATGCAACTTGAGAACAAGAAACGCGAGCAAGCTCTTGAAGGTGGTATGGCGTCCGAAGATATCATGGCCGATTATTTCGAGAAGCTGGAAGGAGTGATACAAGATGGCACTTGATCGACTGTACACAGATAAACAGATCGGGATCTTGCGACGCTCAATCTCTCGCGATTGGTACATGATGATAAACCATGGCGCAGTAAGGGCCGGGAAAACCAAGCTCGACAACGATCTATTTTTAATGGAGCTGAAACGTGTCAAGAAAAACGCTGCAAAAGTCGGGGTTCAAACTCCGATGTACATTCTGGGGGCGGTATCGTCTGGGACACTTCAAACAAACATATTACGCGAGATAACCGACGCTTACGGCCACGAATTCCAATTTGACCGCCACGGCAACTTTACCTTATTCGGCGTGTACGTCGTAACGACGTTTACGGGGTCCATAGCGGGCCTAAAGGCTATTCGTGGTATGACAGCCTTTGGTGCTTATGTAAACGAGGCCACGCTCGCAAATAAAGAGGTTTTTGATGAAATTTTAAAGCGGTGCTCCGGATATGGCGCACGTATTATATGTGATACCAACCCGGACCACCCGAAGCATTGGCTCAAGGTCGATTATATCGACAAGGCAGATGATGAAAAGATCGTCGCGAATCATTTTACAATCTTTGATAACACGTTCTTAAATCAGCGGTACGTTGATAATCTGATCGCGACAACTCCGTCTGGTATGTTTACCGAACGCGGTATA